TCTTTATTTTGTCGCTTTAATTCGGCTTTCGCTTGGCTAACAACTTCATCTCTAAATTTCTGTAAGGCTTTTAATGTTTCACTCATTAGCAAATTGTCATTGAGTTAGGAACTAAAATATCAAGTGTCATTGTCCAGCCAGCTAAATAGTTTTCAAAGCGTTCAGCAAATGGCTCAACACTTGCGTTACCATCTACCATGAAATTGTCGCTGAATAATTCCCCACGTCTTAAACTTTCGTAAAGTCTATTTTGAACTGCAAACATTGTATTTAAAACGTCTTGTTCGTTGTTGTCTCCGATAAATATATTCGTGTTTTCGTTCTTTGAAATGTCAACAATATCCATGCAAAGAATAGATACATTAAAACGAATTATGTTATTCTCAATCGTGCTACTATTTACAATTATATGCGCTAAAGGAAAAATTGTTTGTTTAGACAAGTCAACAGCGAATATGTCACCCTCTGTTACCGTGTTTATAAACGCATCATTATCGAAGTGTCCTTTTAACGTATCCAGTAAATTATAATAATTACCCATTTTTAAATTTTCTTTTTAATTCTCTATTTTCAATTTCAGTTCGCTGTCGCTCGTAAGTAAGGTAGGTAAGGCACTTCCGTATTCCCAATTTGGTAACTTCATCAAACTTTGTAACGTCTCCTTTAGCGAGTGCATAGATTGAATTATACCATCCCCATTGCTTATTGAATTGAGTCCGTTCTGAATAGTCGTGTTGAGTTCCTTGTTCTTCTTCATCTCCAGTTCCAAAGAGGTAAGCGAAGCTTGTACTAAGTCGTTTCCTAAATGATAAAAAAAAACCGATGCTGCCATAGCAATATCCAAAGGAGTGTATTTCATTAACTCAGCAAATTCATCCGTTCCTGAATAAGGCATTATTTCGTAAGTGCCTTGTTTCGTTTTTTTGGTTATCGGTCTATAAAGAACCGCCATTGCTTTATGGAATGTTTCAACCTTACCGATATTGTGGTCTAAATCTACATACTCACCGAAACTCATATCTTCCAAATTAGGTATAAACCCAAATTCCATGTCTTTTATTTTAAACGTGGTTTTGAATTCCGTTTTTTGCTGGAATAACTCATTGAAATGATTAGCTAACCCAACAACATCACTCCATTTTATTTTAAGTACGTCACGCATATTTAAACCGCAGAAAATTTCAATAGACTTTTGTGCTATTAACTCTTCATCGTTTGAACCCTCAACAAGTTTTATAAACTTTTGGTAGTTCATTAATGGAATTTCACTAAGCGTTGTTGGAATTACTATTTCCGTTTTCATATTTATATAACTTTATATTTGGTAATTGTAGTAAGCTAAGGCAATATCAAAGGCTTGGCCTAACATTTTTGTGTGAATTCGTATTTTCATAGGGTCATCAAACACTATTTTAACCCTTATACCTTTCTTTTCTAAGATGAATTTCTCAACTGTGCGCACCATTAACGGTAGGTCATCTGTCATTTATGTAAATTAATGAATAAAATACTGACCATAATGTGGATTAACTCCCAACACTTCCATTTCGTGGTAACGTGCTGCGTCAATGCTGTGGTTGTTGAAGTCAATAGGCTTGTTTAAACGAACGCCAGTTTTATCAGTGTCCCAAATGTAACCGCGTAATTCTTTGATTAGGTTGGTACTGTTTGACGTTACCAAATATTCTTGGCTTTGCATTATTTGAATACCGAAGTTTATTGAGTCTTTGCCTTTTGTAACGCCTTTAATCGTCTTTCCGTACCGTCTAATTTCTTCAATTGACTTAGGTTCTGAACTATCCGCATAAATTGGTACGTTATCAGGAAGTATTTTAGCAATGTCGCTGTTTATCATTCCAGTTCGATACACAAGTTCATTTAATATTCTTTGACCATTCCATGTATAAACTTCAACCGCTGAGGTAGGGTCGTTTGTATATCCAAAGTCAAGTCCAATTCCTATCAATCTCGCATCACTTGGAATACTATCAATCTGTTTCCAGTTGCTGAATATAACGCCCTCTAACATTCCTATTTCACCTAAGCCATATACACGCCACCAATTACTCCAATAAGTGCTTGTAAGAGCTTTCTCGCGGTTCTTTTCTATTTGTTCGACTATTGACTTATCTAAGGCTTCGTTATCCTTGTAGGTAAGAATTAAGAAGTCTGAATCAGCTTCGTCTTTTAGTTCCGTATGTACCCAAAATTCGCTGGTAGGATTAAAATCTAAGTAAACAAATTTCTTTGTTCTAATATTAAGCTGCTGGAAACTTTCAAAGTTAACATTGTTACATTCGTTTATAAATAGAATATCACGCCTTGCACCCCTTAATTTGTCGGGTTGGTCTGCGCTAAAAAATTCAATATAACTACCTTTGTTAAATCGGTATGTAAGACTTGATTGGTTAAAATTACCTTCGTTGAAATTACCTATCCATCGCATTATTTTTATAAAATCTTTTAATGCTCCTCTTTTAATATGTGGTATTGATTCAGATACTACTGAAATTTCGCTGTTCGGGTTATCAATAGCGTATTGAATTAAAAAAGAAAGTATTGTAAACGTTTTTGAACTTGACGTGCCGCCCTGAATAATTCTAATTCTTTTTTTTAATTGTGCTATTTTTTTCTGCGCTGTTGTTTTAGTCAACATCTATATTAAGTTTATTAAATATAGGCTTTTCAGCTTCTTCTGTTACATTATGATTCATTGCCAGTTTTCGTAATTCTTCAGGCGAAGCAATCAGTTTCATTAACGCCATTTGTAAAGCTGGTGCGTTTGACTTATACCATTTTGAACGCATTGAAACTTTTAATTCAGTTCTATTTTGGTTTAATAATTCTTTTAGCTCCTCCGATTTTTCCATTTCCCAAGCGTAAAATGTACTTGAAGAAATAGGAAGGTAGGCTATAATATCATCAAAAAAAAACAATCTGTGTTTAACAATCATTTCTTTTGCTTGTTCGTATATCTTTTTTTTATCGTATGCCATTGTACGTTGTAATTTCGTTGTAAATAGAGCGTCGGGGTGGTATCGCACCCCTTCTTTAATCTGGAATGATTAACGCATTACTTTTATGCTTCCGACGCTTGTTGTTTTCGTTCTTGTAAAGTTACTTTTTTTCCTTTATACATACCAGCTCCTAATTCATCTATTTTTGAAAAAGGTAAAATAGGCACGGTTATTTTGCAAGTTTTATCAATTACGTAAATATATCTTATTTGAAAGCCTTCTAATTTTTTACCTCCATTTTCTTTTATCCAATTAGTTCCACTTTTACCATTACTTTCTTTTGTTCTGTGTGCTGAACTTGTTAAACTACAAACTACTTCACCATTTGGCAATTGGTAGGTACTTGTGTTTTTATTAACTCCTATTAAATGAAAACCACTTGCACGGTATATAGTGCCATCACCGCATAAATTAGCGTCTGAAAAACTTAATATCCATTTTATATGCGGCGCGTTTTTTTTAATTAATTTAATTGAAATTGAAATGCATCTACTTTCTGAATTTTTAGGTAGGTAATCATTAAAAGCCATTCTATTTAATTCTAACATTTCATTCCATTTCGTGTTTTCTACAAATTGAATAACATTCTTTTTTACCATTGGAGACCCATAACTTAAAACCCCGTGTAACTGTTCGTCTAAAAAACAGCCAAAATGTAATATAGAATTTGGAACTACCTTACCTGAATAGTGGTATTTCTTTACAAACTCATTGGCAATCTTTGCAGGTATAACCTTAACTATTATTTCCTTTGCTCTGCCCATTGCATTATAATTAAATAAAGTGCGTTTCCATTCGTGTTTTCGTTACCCATTGTTTCGCAATATTTATATTCTTCAGTTTCTTTAATATCTGCTATTGCGTTTTTAATTTGCTTCGCTTGTTCATCTGCTAAAGTAAAAGTCATTTGTTGAAAAGGTGCTTTGTCTCCATCAGGTAAACTAAATTCAGTTCCTAATTCATCAGCGTTTAAATCAAAACCCGGTAAGTCTAAACCCCAGCTATCTAAATTTTCAACGTCCCATTCATTTGCTAAACTATCCCAGTCCCATTCACCAAAACCTACGTTATCTTTTATTAAGAATTCGTTTTTTTGTTCCTCCGTCCATTCGTCTGCTACTATAATTGGTACGGTTTCGTGTTTTAGTTCTTTTAACGCTTTTAAACGCATATTACCACCTAAGACAACGTATTTATCATCTACGTCAGTAAAAACGATTAGAGGGCGTTTATTTAGCATATCAGGGAACTCCTTTATTGAAGTTACTAACTTGTTAAACTTTACGTCTTTTATTATTCTTGGATTCTTTGGGTTTGGTTTAACCTCACTTATTTTTACTAACTTCATTTAATTAGGGTTATAATAGTAATCTCTGTATTCGTCTTTTGTTACTGGATATATTTCCATTTGTTCTATTTCGTTGTCTAAAAATACACAGTAATTTATTTCTGTTACTTCCATTATTAATCTTAAAGCGTTCCAATCTGATTTATGAATGTTTGGATTTATAAAAACAACATAATAGTCGCTTTTTAAAGTTACGCTACACACTTTATTCGTTCGTGTTTTTTGATAGGTTATCTTCATAACTTGTTGAACAAACTGCTAATCTTTGATCCGTGTTTTCAAACTCACTTACCATTTTGTCATCGGTCATGCAACGTTGAATGAACTCCGACTTTGTTTCGTTACTTGTTGGCTTGGGAATCGGCATCTTCGTAAGTGTTATAAACTTGTTTTAATTGGTTTACTCTTTCTAAAATACACGATCCACATGAAGTTGGTTCGTTGCGTACTCCAAACACTCTTGAATGAATTGCAAGTATTGTTTTTTGTTCACTTGGTTTTATTACTTCCGACTTTTTGTCAAACCATTCTTTTAACCAATCGTATTCAGATTGTTCTAAACATTTCGCCTTTCTGTACGGAAATAACTCGTTTAACTTTGCTTTGCGTTCATCACAGTTACAATCTTCTCCTAATAACCATTTAGCTACTTTTGCTACTCCAGTTACTTCGAGTACCTTTTCAACGGTGTCGCCTAATCCTTTGCTTTCTTGAGCTAATATTTCAGCTTTTGTTCGTCTTTTTCTTGCCATGTTTTTATTTTATTAATTCGTAATCCTCGTTTTTGTAGTCCTCATAATGCTCTCCGACTTCTATTTTTAAACTATCCTTGCAATATTTTAACGTTTGCCATACTGACTTAAAACTTATTCCAGTGCATTTTTGTATTTGGCGCGTACTCATTCCAGTATCTCGGTAAAGTTCATATAATAATTTGTCGTACCAATGCCAACTGTTTACTGTTTCGTTTATTTTTACTTCTAATTGCTTTTGAGCGTTCGTTTTTTCGTATGGACTACTTTCATCTACTAACTGTATTGCCTCCGTTATATCGACTTTCTGTAGCCTTTGTTTACTCTTTTCGAAGTCATAATACATATTTCGTAAAACAATCCATACAAACCCCTTGTAAATAGTTCCGTTTCGGTAAAATCTTTCTTTGTTTTCGTGTTTTGCTAACTTTAAATACATTTCTTGAACTATATCTTCAGCTAAATAATACTCTCCAAACGAGCGCACAACTTTAATCCAGTGTTTATGGTCTGCGTAAAGGTCATTTAAAAAACGGTTAGTGTCCAATTATAAACAACAATAAAATAAATAATACAACGATCAAACCACCCAAAACACGAATCAAACTCTTTCGCATTTCCACCTCATTAAACAACCATTTCTGAATCTTAACACTCGGAATGTTCCAAACAAAAACAAGTACAGCCCTATCCAAAAAGAATAAGGCTATAATGAAAGGAAATAAAAGTATTGTTAAGTATTTCACATGGCTAAGTTATGTAATTTTCTTTTATAGTTCAACAAACGTCCTAATGCTCTTGAGCAAATCTCTAATCTATCATTGTATTTTTTAGCTAAATTAGGTAAGTAACCTTTGTTTGAAGTCTTAATAAAATCGGATAACATTCTCATTCGTGTTTGCATACCGTCAATCATGTATTCAACCTCATCAATTCGCTCTTTAATTAAATCTAAATCTAATTGTTGGCCAGTTCCTGAGCATGACATACATTCATAATCCACTACATCCTGCAAATAAGGAATTTCAGTTCCATTGTGTTCAATTGTTACAGTTCCCCAACCATTACACTCTTGGCAATCTCTTGTTAAATTTTTCATAATTCGTGTTTTTAATTGTTAATTGTTGAACAAATATAATAATACTTTTTAATATAACAACAAAAAGAATAAAAAAAGCGGAATTTTTTACGTTCCGCCTTCCGACCGTGTTACCACAATCCAAAAATGATTCAGTAAGTGTTCTAATGGTAACTATCTGAATACGTTATTTACTAAAGAACTTTCCTATCTTTTCAATTGATTTACTCGATAAAGTGCTTCCACTCATAAATTTATGCAGGTTAGGTTGTTTTACTTCTACTAACTTCGAGAAAGCGTTTAAGCTCAATTCGTGTTTTTGTAGGTACTGTTTAACCATTGCCCTGGTAACTTCATTCGCTTCGCTTAAAACTTGTGCTGCGTAATTCATATACCATTTAAAAAGTCATCGAATTCTTTTCCATAGTTGGGTCTGCCATTTGGTTTTCCAGCTGTTGGCTTCGCTTGTTCCTGAACTGGTTTAAAACTTAGGCTTTGAAACTTTCCTTTTTGCCCGTCTTTTACCCATGCTGAAACATAATACTCAACGCCACCGATAGTTGCCTTTCCTTGATAGTGTGGATGCGTTTCTTTTTCTCTTTTGTCGTTAGTGAATAACGCTCCACTGTTGTCTCTCTTTTCCATTTTTACTTTGTTTTAATATATAATCGTTTAAATCTTTCAACCGAACAACAAAACTCTGTTATAGGGTTTGTTTCTTGTTGTCTTATTGTTTCGTACCAAAGTTTATCTTTTTTAAAATCTTTGATTTGCACTATTTGGTCTCGGGTCGTGTTTTTGTAGTAACCCATTACTTTTAAATCTTCCATTACCATAACCATTTTAAAAATGTCCATATCAATTTCAAGAATTTACGAATTAACCCATACTCATTTTGTTGAGTAGGAATGTTTATTGGCTCTTGAACTTTTACTTTTGTTGCTCGTGTTTTTGATTCAGCCCTTGCCTTAGCTTTTATTTCTGCTGGTATTTCTATATAATTCATATCAAATTGTAATTGAGGTTGCGTTTGTTTTCTTTGCATTTTTTGGAACTTTCTGTATTCATCAATTAATTTATTATTAACTTCTACATTTTCATTCCATTTATATATACCTAAATAATCTTTAAACACAATATTTTTCCTTAATAGCATTGTTGCTAATTGGTTTCCAGTACGGTGTTTTCTTGTTATAGCATTTAGATTAGTAACACTACTATTATCTATTTGACTTTTAATGTCATTTAAGCAAATTATCCATTTTTTATTTGCTACTTTTTTATTTACATTCATAATTCATTAATTAAATTGTTATAATATACTCTTGCTAACTCTATTCGTTCTTTGATTTGTTCTATTACGCTTTCGTCTTTTGCTATTTTAAAGACCTTGACGCGCTTTTCTTTTGGTATGTGGTCAAAGTTATGTTTCGACTGTACAAAGTCTCTTACATCCAAACTTTCATCTATTAACCCTTGTTTCCAATGTTCACGCCTTACCTCGTCCTCAACTATTTGAAATGGTGTATTTACTAAGCAATAACAAAGTAACGCTTCGTCTTTTCCTGTTAACCACATATAACCTTGCAGCTGGTAGTAATAATCTTTGTTCGGACATTCGCTTTCAAAAAATGGAAACGTAGTAGCATCCCAACTGCATTTAACATCTAAAAGAATTTCATTCGTGTTTACGTCTGGCGTTCCAGTTAAATAATCGTTTGTTAAATTCTCTTCATTCTTGTAAATAAAGCCTAAGTTCAACACATCGTTAACCAATTCTATTCCATCGTTTTCTACTTCATTACCTTTATCAGTGTATCTGCTCCAAAACTCTTTACGGATTCCGTATTTATGTTCGATTGCAAGTTCCTGAATGTATGTCTTTGTAGTTTTAGATAAGACCTCACCCTTTGTTTTGGGTGAAGTCATCAATTTTCCTATTTGTGAAGCTCGTATTTTCATAACAATAAAAGTGCTTTTTGTTGAACTTCATTTAATTCAAACTTTGCTTGTAGTTCTTCAGCTGTAAATTCTCCATTACGGATAGCTTCAACTGCTTTTAAGAATCGTTCACCTTGTATTGTAGGCTTTTTTGCTTCCGTGTTTTTAGGTTCTTCTTTTTTGTTATCTTTTGAATCGGGGTCGCTTTCAGTTTCATCAATTAAGAATAAACCATTCAATGCGTATTTACGTGCGTAACTTGAAGCTGTGCCAGTGCATTGTTCAGATGACATTCCTTTGTGTTCACCAAGTTCTGCCCAACCATAAACCTCTACAATGTCAGTTCCGCATTTTAACGTTGCTGTTGCTTTTAAAAATAGCTTACTACCTACTTCAACAATAGTATCTGAAAGAACCAAAGTAGATTCGTGTTTTACTAAGATAGGTTTTGCCGATTCTAAAATTTGCTCAGCACTACGATATTTGTAATTACCGAACTTGTTTAAACTTCCTTTTGGACATTTTAATTCTGCCTGAATTTCTAATAACTTTTTCATAATTTGAATTTTAATTGTTTACAAATATAACTATATTTTCTAATATAATACTAAAGAATAAAAAAAATTATAAAAATTTTCTAAGACCTTCCGCACAACGTTCTATGCTGTTTGCTCGTTCCTGAAGGCTTTTTATTTGTTCAGCGATAGTTTGCTTACAATCGCTTGTAAAATATCCGTTAGACGTCGCAATCAGCGGGATTATGCCGTTTGTACGAATGTAGTTAACCATTTTACGCAAACGTACTCCAGTCATTTTAATTTTATAACCTCGTGCTAAAAGATATTCGTTCATTCGGGTTACTATTAACTCCGACTTTATTGGGTTCGCCTTTTTGTAGTTTCGGAAACCATGCACCACTACTGGCAAAATCTCCATTTCTTCGCTTGTAAGTTCGTGTGTGAACTCTTCAAAATTAGTTACGCTCATAATTTAAGTTTTAATTGTTGGGTCAAATATAGTTATTCTTTTTAATATAATTACAATTCTTTTATCTTTTTTTTATAAGTCAACATAATTTCTCGTAGCTCCTCTTTGGTGTATCTTCTTTCTGTTGCTCCATTTTCCTCTAACCATTCAACTCGCTCAACTCCGATTTTGTCAATTAGCCTTTTTCTGTATTCAACTTGATTACCTGAAAGCATCACGTTACATTTATAACAACTTACCCAAACATTATCTTCGTGAAATCGTACGTTTGAATGCCCTCCAGCACTTAAATAGTGTGATGCGTGTCTTACTCCATTTATTTGTTTACCGCAGCTTATGCAGTTTTCGTGTTTATCTCGCTCACGTATAAATCGATTAAATACAACTTGTGTCATATTTAAAAAGTCTTGGATAGTTTCTAAGTCTTGTTTCATTTTTTGCTTTTTAACTTTCCATTGTTTCGCCTTTTCAGATTCTACCCAAACACGAACGCACTCATCTTTTAAGCAGTATTTCATATTGAATCGGATAGGCTCAAACTTTTCTTTGCAATGTTTACAGCGTGGCATCTTTAAAATTTAATTGTGATTGTAAATCCTTGACTTTAAATTTCTCTTCCATTAATAGCTTTTCAAGTCTAAAATTCTGCTGTAATGCTGCTCTTAGTTCCTTTTCCATAGCATCGTAGCTAATTTTTACTTGTTGTAAGTCTGCTAAGCTACGTTCCATTGAATGTATTAAATCATATCTATTAGAGGCACGTTCTTTTATTTCCTCAAGGCTTAGTTTAATCTTTAAATAAGTAGTGTCTAAGTTTACTTTGCCAGTTATAATTGTCAATTCGTTCATTTATTCGTGTTTTTGCTTGTTATAATTTTCTAAAATAGTTTTAATTGATTAGTATGGTTTTTAATTCGTTCAACCGCTTTTTCATAATATTCTAAATCTAATTCACAGGCTGTCAAGTCAAAGCCGTAATCATGGCACGCTATTGCTATTGAGCCGCTGCCTAAGTGGGTATCAAGTATTTTATCACTTTGCTTTGCGTATTTATCTAATATCCATTTGTAAAGAGCAATAGGTTTCTGACAAGGATGCCATCTTAAATTATTTTCCCAATCAATAACATTACCTATTACATTTCCTATACTTGTGTAATGAAATATTTTCATATTGACTCCAAAACTATGTGAAGCAATATCGCAATCTGATAAACCATCTGGTGATTTTCTTTTACCTCCTCCAGTTTTATCGTGTACTATTCTACCAACACTATCAATATATTTTGAATAGTAGTTAACTCCCCAAATTATTTGATTTTTACTAACTCTTTTTAATTCATCAAAATATTCTTTTTTTGGTATTTCATTATTCCAATCTATTTTTTTATGATGTTTTTTTGATTTTGTATTTCTAAAATCTCCTATACCATAAGGTGGGTCAACTATTGCTAAATCAAAATAGTTATCAGGATAACGTGCCATTAGCTCCATGTTATCTTCATTCGTTATTTGTATTTTATCCGTTACTTTCATATTCAAAAAGGATTTTGTTTTAACTTTTCACTAAACGAAAGTAATTCTTTTCCGTTTACTATATCGGGTTTAATCAAAGGTAGTTGTTTAGCTGGAAACTGATTACTAATTACATTGCGTTGTTCACTTGCATAATATTTCGTGTAATTGTTGTTTTCTGCATCCTGAAAATAGTAAGTCAATCGGTCTTTGTCAAAGTACATTTTAATACTTCCAACTTCGCCTATCGAACGTGGTTTAATTTTGTTAAAGTAAATTGTAACTTCATTGCTTAAAATATCCTCACGATGCACTGTTATCATTGATTTACCCGAGTTAAACCATTCACTACCACCTTTTAAATCGTAAGGACTTGGAGCAGGTCTTTTGCCGTTTTCCTTTTCAGTTAATTTGGGATGAATGATCGTGTGTAAATGTAAATCGTTTTGTTCTGCAATATGGTTTCTTAATGGTAAAATATATTCTAAATATTGCGCGTAACCTCCATGTTTTTCGTAATCGTGGCTCATATCTTTCCAACTATCAATCGAAGCCGTGTGTAATCCTTCATCCGTGTTTTTTAATTTAATTGCCCATTCCCAAAAATCCTGCGGACTTAATTTTCCTTTTGTTTCTTTACGAGTAACGATATGAAAGTGTCTAAACACCCATTCCATAGCGTGAGTAATTTCAATATCAGTTATTACGTTTTCTGCATTTGGATTAAAACTTTTACCCGTCTTTTTATGTATTAAATCGGCTACTATTTCAACATTGTTTCCTACGTCAGGAAAATAAACTAAATGTTTCCAACCGTAAAACTTTGAAGTGTTTACAAGTAGCTCCATAAGAACTTGAGTTTTACCGCTCATTGGGTAACCCGTCCAATCGGTGCAATTACCTAATGTCATTGAATAATGTTTGTGTAATTGTTCCCAACCTAAAAACATTCCTTTTTTATGGTAATTATCGCGATGCTTGTAAATCTTATCTACAATATCGCCTTGTTCAGTTATCTTAAATCCGTTCATCGTAAATGAGGTAAATTAAATTTTTCTTCTTGTTGTTTAGGTTGGTTTAAATATTTCTCAAAGTTAGCAGGTCTTAAGAAATGGTCAGGTGTTGCGTTTTTATTTTCTATTACCCATTCACTTTTAATCATATTTTCAAACGCATAATTCCATTCATCAGTAGAATATTTATCCAAAAGTTTTTTTAAGTTACTTTCAGTTTGATTGTTTAATGTTCTAAACTTAGCTTGTTGTTTTCCGTGTTTTACAAATTCTGAATTAAACCAATTCAAAAAACCATTTACACGTTCCTGAAAAGGAACTATATATACTTTCTCTTCTTCTTTCTCTTCTTCTTTCTCTTGTACTTGTATTAAAGGGTCTTGCATACCCCCTTGCATACCCCCTTGCATACCCCCTTGCATAGGGTCTTGAATAGGTGCTTTTGTTTTATCTTCATAACCCTTTATTTGCTTGTCAATAGAGTGTTTTTGAGATATATAAGCAAACTTAACCATTCCATTCAATTCGGTTTCTTCACCTGTAAATTGTCTTTTGAGTAAAGCATCGTAAAACGCTAATCTATCTTTGTCGTTTAATTCGTTAGCTACATCCCAGTAACTACGATAAAATTTAAATGCTTGTCTCATCTCCTAAATAATTAGATACATTTTCTTCAATGTGTGAGATATTATTTAAGTTAATAAAATAATTTCTTTGATGTTTAACCTGAATATGGTTATATTCATCGCAAATAATTTGTTCGCTTTTAATTTCTATAAAATCTTTTGAATCCACTTTAATTTTTTTTAATTCTTCAATTGTTAATGAAGTCCAAATTTCTTTTCCATTGTTAAAATAAATAGTTGCCATAACTTAAAATTTAAATAAATAAAAAAACCCCTTGAAATCCTGTGCATCCTACCTCACATTCATTCAAAGGGTCAATAATACCTTTACGAGTTTATAATGTAGGATGAACTCGAAGACAAATATACTAATTATTTTTTAATCTTCTTCCAAATTCTTGTAAAAATTATTCGATACGTTAACACGAATCTTCCACCGCTTTATTTTACGATAGTCAATCTTTTGCTTAGGGTTGTACAATATAAGAACTCTCATAGCTTTTCAATTTCGTGTTTAACATCCAGGAGCCATTGATGAGCAATACTGCCCTCGTTAATATATAAACCGTTTCTAATATCAATCATTTCATCTACTGCAATCAATGCACACCGTTTCGCTATTCCAGTACAAAGTATTTCCTCACCGCATTGTGTATCTTCAGACCATAACACAAATTTATAAGTATCAACTAATTCAAATGCTTTTTCTTTTGCCCTCATAGCTTTTCTATTTCTGTTATAACTTCTTTTAAAAACTTAATTCGTGTTAATGTAAGCGTTTCCTGAATACGCTGGTGGCAAGTAAAGATAGCGCAGTTTCTCGCTTTCTTATAGTCTTTTATTTCAAGTCCAATGTAGAACTTGTCTACTAACTCTATTGCAAATTGTTTAGGTGTCATACGTTTGATTTAACTATTATTTCTTTATCACTTATTATTTTAAAGCTTCGAGTACGTTCGTATTTCTGCATGAATTGAAGATTCATTCTATTATAAACATCCTCATGATACTCCTTACCTTTCAAAAGTAATTCTTTTAACCGTTCAAGTTGTTCTAATAAAACTGCTTCATTCGTCCATTCAAAAACCGCTGTAACTTCTTTAGCTTTCATTCTATTCTGATTTAAAGGTTTCATTGTACCATTGTTCAAAATGCCTTTCCATTAATCCTTGCCATGATTTATTTTCATAAGCAATCGGAACGCGTGAAAGTTTCATTTGCTCTTTCTCCATTTGTTTAGCTTGTTTAAATTCACTATACAAAGTCAAATCAATACCATGATTTTCTTTAAGATCATTAGCCAACCATTCTATTGCTGTTTTCATAATTTAATTCTTTTATGTTTTTCACTTCTTAATATATCACAATAATTTATTTTGTGTTTTTGTGCGTACCTTAAAACGTACTCTTCACAATACTCCAACACGGATGAACTATAAAGATGTACATTATTAATACTTACTGCATAACTTATATAGGTTTTATCCTTATACGTTTGCTTTATCTCTCTAATCCATCTATATTTCATTTCTCAAATTTATAAACGTGCCAAACAAAATAAATCAGTAACCCAAACTTAATTAAAAAACTTGCTTCCATGTTTTCGTGTTTTCGTTGTACCTTAAATTACGAGCTTTAGCATGACAAACTCGCATATAAAGTTCAATATCCATATACCCAGTGTTTTTCTTCTTTTGGTCTAACCAATAGTCAATAATCTCAATCAAAGTTGGATTTGCTTTTTTCTTCGTTCTCATGGCATTAAAATTAAAAGTGATACCAACATACCAAACGTGCCGAGAAACAGCGTTAAACCGAGCGTAACGACCTTTAAAAACTCTTTGTGCTCTTCATTCGCTGGAGTAACTTGGTCTAACAAGTCTAAAAAGTAATTTTTCATAATGTTTTATTTAATTGTTTTGACAAATATACTTATATTTTTTAATATAGGTTACATTTTTTTCAGATATTTTTTTTCAGAATTAAGAATTAGCAATAATTGCTTACGGGGGTATCCCTTAAAAATTTAATTAATTTACACATATATACCCAATAGGAGTGTTTCTTAATTCTTAATTCTATAAACTAAAAAACCCCTACCGAAGCAAGGGTTTCTCATTAACAATTAAACTATGAATTATGAAATCAATGCAAATATACTACTTTAATCGACGTAGCAAAATCTTTTTAACGATATTACCAACGATTTTAAAAAGACCGCCTTGCGAGTCGACTTTCACCTCTACTTTGTCAGCGGTCTTATCAACAGTTACATCTATGTTTTTACCATCGTAATCCACTTTTAAATCCCCGTCTTTACGCTCGATCTTCAAATCTACTTTTTCAGTGTCAATGTCTACTTTTAAATTTTTCTTTGCCATTATGCTTCATTTGTTGTTATTACTCCTTTTGGTTCTAAATGTACCTTGCGAACATTTGCAGGTTGAGCTATCTTCCATGCTGTTCTTCGTGCTTGTGTTAGTCTACTCTTTGCTATTCGTGCTACGTTAACAGAGTTATTTTGATTGCCACCTAACACGTGATAGTGCGTTTGGTCTTCACCTACATAGATTCCTACGTGTCCGCCGCCATTTCTTTTGAATGTAAGAACATCCCCTAACATTGGTTCAGAAACACGGTTGCCAAACTTATTCCAGTTCAATGCCCATAACGGACGCTCAACTACTTCAAGTCCTGCAGCTCTGCAACATTCAGCTATAAACAAACCGCACCATGGAATTTCATCGTTAGTGTAAATTCTTTCAAGCCCTAAGTTCTTTGCCCAACCTAATATAATTGGATTGTGTTCTTTACCTACAAATTCTTTTACTCCAAGTTGTTTAACAGCTTGAACTAAAATTCTCGGTGATTTTTCTTCTTTTAGCCAATCGTAACTCATGCCGTTTCGTTTATTTCGTCTTCGGGTTTAATAGCAAAATACGAATGAGATTCAATGCTTCTTTCAAATGCTGTTGCTAATTGCTTACCATAACATTCATAAAGCTTAGTTTTTAATTCTTGTACTTCGCTGTGTGTGTACCATAACCACATTGCAAGAACTCCAGTTGCTCCTTGCTTTTTAATTATTTCTAAAAGTTTGGTTATATCAATCATTGTATTTAATTTTCAAAAGGTGGTGGTGTTGGTTTCGGTTCGTACGGTATCAATTCAAGGTCTTTAACCCAAAGAAAAGACGGATTAACGCATTGCTCCATTTCCTCAACTGAGATTACCCAATTATCATTTAGGTCTTCAATAGGATTGAAATAAGAATCAGGTGCATACCATTGACCGATTAATTCGTCTTTTTGTACCTCTGTTAGTAACCCTACATAGGTTAACTTTTGTTCTTTTGTTAAATCTGTTAGTTTCATTTCTTATACTGTTGTTTAAGTGTTACACTTGGCGAGCCAACGTGGTGTTGAATGCTTGTACTGCTGTGTAAAAGTTAGCCGCTTCGGTGTCTGTTAAACCGTCTCCTATTGAGGCAAAGGCATATTGTCTATTAGACCAGTTTTGCATTAAGCCATCATTATTTAACGCACCTATTGGCATTATCTTTAATGATAATCTTGAACTTGTTTGAGCTGTATCAATTACTTTACTTCCGTTTTTATAACCT